TGCAACATGTCCATCTCCTATAGTTTCACCACCTGTGAATCAAACAACAAATAATCCTGATGGAAGTTCTGAAAATATCACTAGATCATACTTACTATCACCACTTTTAGGACCTGGTTGCCAAAACTGGGTTGCAACGGGAACTATTCCAATGTTTAATAATCTAACAGGATCAGCATCAAGAGTAACTGCGGCAACAGAAGCCTATGGCAATCCATACGATGAGGGGTTTGCAAACTAATGGCTAGTATATTGGGAGCAGCATTGTATATGGGCACCTGCAGTGGGCATGGAAAGGGTGCTGGGTGTACATTTCATCCAGGTCATGGTGGAGGTACGCTGCCCGATTGCCCACACCAACCCCTGACAGAAACAATCAGTAAGGTTCCTGTCATAAGCAATGAACCTGTATGTACTTGGGCACCACATCCCCAAACCCCATTGACACCTCCAATAACGAATGTTATAATTAACAAGTTGTTTCCAATACTCGATAAGGATGCGCTGATTCCACATCCAACGGTTGTAATGTTCACAACGACTTCAGTATCTGATAAATGTTTTGTAACATTACCAACACCAGCATGGCATTGCACCTTAGGTGCTAATAGTCCAAGAGAGTTGAAAGTTGGTCATCCTAGAGTCTTACATGCTACTTCTAAAACTGTCTTTGTAAATAAAAGACCACTTGGTAGATTTAATGACCCTTTCGGAACAATGACGGGTGCTGGACCATTTCCATGTTTATCCTTGGTTGGTGGTTGCAGTGCAAATGTATTTGTAGGTATTTAATTATGGCAACACGTTCAAAGTCTTTAAATGGTAATTTGATGATTGAGTCAAAACCTAAGAAGACTCGACAAGGCACTGGGCAGCATACAAAGTATGCTTCAACCAGTCGTAATAATGCTAAGAAGCGTTATCGGGGTCAAGGGCGATAAATAATACGGACTGATCTGTATTTAAATGGCGTTAAAGGAGATAACAGGACAACAATTTACCAAATCTAAAGGATTTAGAGATATTAGTGTAGGTTTGTTGAAAAATCCTTTTACTGATGATGTATCATCCGTAACTAACGACAACGCCATTAAGCAGGCAATTAAAAATTTAGTTTTAACCATTCCTGGTGAAAAACCATTTCAACCAAACAAAGGATCTAGGGTAAATAGTTTACTATTTGAACCCCTGGATCCTTTTACTGCAGATGCAGTCAAGGATGAGATCATAAATACAATTAATCAGTATGAACCCAGAGTACAACTCTCCAAAGTTATTGTTACACCAATTTATGAGGGTAACAAATTAAATATTTTCGTTGAGTATCGAATAGTAGGGTTACCAATTGTCGAAACAATCACGTTTGTTTTACAGAGACCTGAATAATGCAACCAAATAATCTAACCGCCTTAGATTTTGATGACATCAAGGCATCAATCAAAGCATATCTAAGAACCCGATCAGAATTTACAGACTACGACTTTGATGGTTCAACCCTGTCGTATCTAGTTGATATGCTGGCGTTTAATACGTACTATACGTCGTTCAATGCTAATATGGCACTGAATGAAGTATTTTTAAATTCTTCAACTGTCAGAGACAATGTTGTCGCAGTTGCGAAACTATTAAACTACACTCCAACATCTATTGCAACTGCTAAAGCATGTGTTAAGATTGAAGTTCAAACTTCTCTTATAAATGGAGCATACCCAAGTACAGTTGTTCTCAGAAAGGGATCTATCGCAACTGGTGGCAATTATGTTTGGAATGTACTAAACAATGTCACTGCAACTGTTGATGCACAAACTGGTGTAGCAACCTTTGATAAGTTGGTTATACGTGAAGGAAATGTAATTAACTACTCTTATGTTGTAAATACATTTGCAAATCAAAATTATATCATTCCTGCTCAAAATGTAGACACTACTACTCTATCAGTTAGAGTGAGAGCAAACGAATCTTCGACTTCATCAGATTTATATAATCAAGTTGATAATATTACTGCTCTTGATGCATCTACTCGTATCTACTTCCTATTTGAAACGGAGGATATGAGATACCAACTTAGATTTGGTGATGGTGTTATTGGTAGATCTTTGAACGATGGTGAGGTTATTGATCTTGAATATATGGTGACGAATGGTCCGACTGCTAATGAAATTAGGACATTCTCATTTATTGGTAAAGTTGTTGATAATAATGGTAGAACATACTCTCCTGCTTCCGTTAAAATTACTGTTCTTGAGAATTCTCAACAGGGTAAAGGTGCAGAAACTATTGAGTCAATCAAATATAGCGCACCTAGATTCTTTTCTGCTCAAAACCGAGCAGTTACAGCACAAGATTATGCTATCTTAACTAAAAAACTATACAACAATGCTGCATCGGTTGTCGCATATGGAGGAGATTCATTAAATCCTCCTGTTTATGGTAAAGTATATGTTGCAATTAAGACAAAAACTGGAACTAATCTCAACGTAGCAACTAAAAGAGAGGTTTCTGGTCTTTTGAGGAAATATGCGATGGCGTCTATTGACCCAATCGTCGTAGATCCCGATGATATGTACATTTATAATAAGATTTTTGCTCAATATGATACTGGATGCGGTTCTAACTCTTCTAGTATTAAGACTGACATTCAGACTTCTGTTCAAGATTGGGCAATTCAAACAGAGATTAATAACTTCAACTCCACATTCAGAGCAAACTCCTTCCAAAAAGCAATCGGACTTGCAAATAAGTGTATAAGTGACGTTTCTGTTCAAACTACACTTCTGAAGTATATTTCACCAGCAACTAATCAAACTAACACATATTGTGTTTCTATTGGTTCTGGTTTGTATAATAGTTCTCCTAGTTCTGATGGTGATGGTGACGGAGGCGACGGCGGAGATGGTGATGGCAATGGCAATGGAGATGGTAGTGGTGGTAATACCACTACGAAGTGCTATAAGGAACCTGTGATCCTCTCTGGCAAGTTTAGAACATATGATAGACCTGGTGTAGACCAGCAGTTTGAAGACGATGGTTACGGACTCCTGAGAACGTTCTACAATACAGGTAACAAAAAGGTATATACTGATAATGCTGCAGGTACTGTTAATTATGATACAGGACAAGTTTGTTTCGGTCCTGTAAATCTAATCGGTACTGGATCTAATATCCCAGATAATGCCAATGTTGTTATTACCGATGCCATCACTGGTATTGGCACAATTGTCGATGAAACACCTGGCGCTGGACTTCCATTAGACTTGTTACTTCCTATTAATTTCATTCCTAGAAATAACGCAACTATTCCTGCAACAACTCTTGGAACAATTATCAATATCGTAACTCCAGACATTACAGTTGCCCCTATCGGCACAACTCCACCTCCCACCATACCACTAAATAGTTTGACGCCAGGAGAGTTCGATCAACGACCCACATTGATCACTATTCCTCCCATCGATAACTCAGGTTCTCTCACTAATAGTTGTTTCTAATTAGATGAATAACGTAAATAAGGTCTCTCAATCAATCGCGGCTAAGGCTCCCGACTTCATTGGGTCTGAATACCCCTTGCTTGTCAAATTTGTAGAATATTACTACAGATCACAAGAAAAGACTGGATTAGGTCAAAATATTATTAATAATTTTCTTGAATACTTAAATATCGATAAACTCGATGTTAGTATTCTTGATGGTGCCACAAAACTAGTAGAATCAATTACTGCAGATTCAGAAACTATTGTTGTAGAAAGTGTTGATAAATTTCTTGAGAGAAATGGCACAGTTCTAATTGGCGACGAAATAATTTATTATGAATCGACAACTAGTTCTCCTAATATTGCATTGAGTGCTGGTATTTCGTATGAACAGGTTAGAGTAAAATGGACTACTCTAGAAAACCTTATTGATGTTTTTGATGGAGTAACTCAAACTTTTCAATTACTGAGTCTTGGTAATCCCATCACTCCTCCACAATCTCAGTTTTTGATTGTAAGTCTTTATGGTCAAATTTTGTACCCTGATGTTGATTATCAGGTTAGTGGTACAACTATTACATTCACTTCAGCACCAAGAGCAAGAACTCCGTCTGATTCTACTGATCAGACTTATATCTTCTTCCAAAAAGGATTCATTGAGAATAGTATCATCGCTTTGGATGATATTTCTGGATCTTTTGGAGAAGGTCAAAACCAATTTACACTTACTCGTAATGGAGAGGTATACGAACCAATTACTGATGAGTTTGTAATTGCTATTTACGATAACAAGTTGCTTGCTCCTAGGCAAGAATTTTTTATTGATGGTAGTCTGTTTATTTTTGAAGTACCACCTTTGAAAGGTAAGATCCTTTCTTTGTATTCGATTGAAGCACCTATTCCATCTTTTGGTGTTGGAGCACTTGGATATGCTCGCATCAATAATAGTGGCGAACTCACTTCTATCTCCAATAGCGAGACTGGTTCGGGATATCAATTTGATTATCCTCCTAAGGTAAGCGTTAGTTCTGTTGCAGGTTCTGGTGGTTCTGCCACTGCTCTTATCAATGGTGTTAAGACTATTTCACTACTTGATGGTGGTTTAGGGTATAGTGATACAAACCCACCTGTAGTAGAAATTCAACAACCCACTAGAGAGGGTTCCTTGGTTGCTGGAATTACTGCTGAAGTAACTAATGGTAGTGTAAGTTCCTTAAGAATTACTAGTTCTGGTAGTGGATACACTTTCGATCCTAGAGTTACATTTAAGCAACCTGGTGGTGCCAAACTCCAAACACCTACTATCGGTTCTGGTCAAATCACAGGTACAATCACTATAACTGATGGTGGTAGTGGATACACTACTGCTCCTGTTGTATATGTTGATGAACCTACTGGCGATAATGCAATTAGAGCAAGTTTTAGGTCTGTACTTACTAATGGTGTAGTTACAGAGATTGAAATTCTGAATAGAGGTCAGGGATATACCGAAGTACCTAGGATTGCAATTGTTGATCCTACTGGTGCTCAAGTTTTACAAACCAGAGTTGATGGAGATGGTAGAGTCATTGGAGTCGATCTTCTTAGTGGTGGATCTGGATATGATAATGTTCCCTCTGTTTATATCGTTGATAATAGAGATAATGGCGGAACAGGTGCTACAGCAGTAGCGTCAATTTTCAATGGTCAAATTACCGATATTAATATCACTGACTTTGGTAGTGGATATAGTGCTGCTTTCCCCCCAACACTTTTCATTCAAGATCCTCCAACTGCTAAAGCCTCCGTTACTATTGGTCTTAATGAGGTAACTGGTTATTCTATTAACAAATCTGGTACTGGATATTCTAAGTCTCAGTTCCTGAATTGTGCAAGAGCTGCAAGTGGTATCACTAAGTACACTGAAGATGGAAATGCGGTATTTTCAAATGATACCATGGCAATGGCAGCAGATATTGAAACAGAAATCAAATGCCTAGACTCTTTGTTTGTTAAGAGACTACTTGACAAATATACCGAGCAATATCTACCAGATATCCCAGAACTTGATTATAAATCAATTGATGTAAGAACAGCAATTAAGACTGTTAGAGATTTCTATCAATCTAAGGGTACATCTTTCAGTATTTCATATCTCTTTAAACTTCTTTATGGTGAGGACATCAGTGTTTCTTATCCTAAAGATCAAATTATCAAACCATCAGCATCTACTTGGTCTATTGACACAGTTCTGCGTGCAACTTTAGTTAGTGGAAATCCTGCAAATATTAGAGATGGTATCTTAAGTCAAGATGCAGATATTGCAGATGCTAACATTTCAGAAGCAACTGCTCTAGTTGAAAACTATATTGCTATTAATACATCCACTTTCACAATTTATGAATTAGTTCTTTCGGAAGAAACTATTGAGGGTGTTTTCACTGTTCCATATAAAACTAAACTTGCCGAACCTCTTGATACAGAAGACACCATTATTACAGTTGACTCTACTGTTGGATGGCCTGAGAGAAATGGTCAGTTCCTAATTGGTGACACAGAAGTCGTTCAGTATAAAGAAAAGTCTCTGAACCAGTTTATTGAGTGTACTCGTGGTGAAGATAATAGTACTGCTCAAGTTTGGGATGCTGCAACAGAAGTCACCTCTAACTTTAGAGTATACATCAACAAAGGAACTGATACTGAAGTTCAGTTGAATGTTGTTGGTATTGTTGATGCAGATCAAACAACATTGACAGATACTGGTTCTTATTACCTTCCTGGTGATAAATTAACTATTTCCAAGTTGGGTGGTACTTCTGATACTTCTGAATTGACAACTTGGTTGTATAATGTTAAAAAACTGATTGAAGTTGATAGCATTACATTTAATAATGATGTTGCTACTGTTACTTGTACCAATGATCATGGTGTCTTAGTTGGAGACCAAGTTACCATCTATGGTGCAAATCCAATCATCTATAACGGAACATTCTTAGTTACATCTAGAGATAGCACTAATATATTCCAATATCAATTGCCACAACCTGGTGTAATTGCACCTCAAGGCAATATTCTTGTTTCTATTGACCTTAACAAAGGAAAATCTACCAACTCTGCAGTTTTAAATGCAATTGGTCCATACACTACAAATGTACAGAATACATTTTTCAATGATAACTACGTTTATGTTGCATCTACTGGCATTCCCAACTATAATATTGGACCTTTTCCAGGATCTGCACTTCTGCCTGGAAACCAGAGAAAACTAAATCGTTTCCCTAGAGTTTCTGCTACAATTTCTACAAAAAATGCTATCAATCCTGGTCCTATTGGAACCTGGATTAATGGTGTCTCAATTTGGTCTTATAAGTCTAATATTTCCAAAACCTTTGGTTCTCTGACAAGTATTGATGTTGTTAACGTAGGTCAGGGTTATGATGCTGCATTCCCACCTTCTATTAGTGTAGTTGGTGGCGGTGGTACTGGTGCTGTAGCATCTGTTGTTGTCAATGGTTCTATCTCCTCTATCGACGTTAATGAAGGCGGTTCTGGGTACACTGAGTCTCCTCTAGTCTCTATTGTTGGTGGCAATGGTAGTGGTGCTACTGCGACTGCAATTATTACCAAAGGTGTTGTATCAAGAATTCTTATTAATGATGGTGGAGTTGACTACACATCACAACCTTTAATCTCTATTGTTGGTGGCGGCGGCACTGGTGCTACTGCTACTGCAGCAGTTAGAGGTCCGATCAAATCAATTAGCGTAGAATCTGGAGGTTCTAGTTATACTTCTATTCCAGAGATTTCAATTACTTCTGGTTCTGGTGCTGTTGCTCAACCTATTGTAAGTAACGGAAGAATTATTTCGGTTGCTATCATTAATGGTGGTAGTGGATACACTACTGCACCAGAAATTCAAATCCAAGGTGAAGGTTTTGGTGCTATTGCCAGAGCAACTATTGATATTGATGGTGAGAATGCAGGAAGAGTTACTGGAATTGAAATCGTAAACAAAGGTATTGGTTATGTTCAGGGTACTACTCTGATCAATTTAACTTCAGTTGGTGAATTTGCACAATTCACTGCTAATATTTTCCAATGGAACTATAACCTTCAGTCCACATCAACATTTGATGCTGCTAAAGGTTCAGTCTTTGAAGGATTTAATAACCAGTATGGTGGTGAGTATGCTCATGTATCTAATCCCCAAAGACTGAGGTATGTTCTTGGGGATAACATGACCCTAACTTCTGCAGGAGAACTGCAGGAAGAAGACGAGTCTTTAGAGCACTCTCCTATTATCGGTTGGGCATTTGATGGTAATCCGATCTATGGTCCTTACGGATATGAAGATCCTACCGATCAATCGTCTACACTTAGAAGACTTCTGACTTCTTATAGAATTAAAGAATCTTTGATCTATGATGAGACTACTAATATCAGTCCTGTCAGAAACGATGGTCCTGAATTAAGCACTGATAGTGCTGGAACATTTATTGAAGATTATGAGTATGTTTTCAACCTAGGAGATCTTGACCAGTATAATGGTCGTTTCTGTAAGACACCTGAGTTTCCTGAGGGTCGATACGTTTATTTTGTGACTATTGATGCTACAGCAGCAGGTAATCCAGTATTCCCTTATGTATTGGGTCCAAGTTTTAATTCTATTGTTGATAAATGGAATCTTGATGCTAACGCAACACAGCAAAATATTCCTACTGGGGTTGTTAGATATCGCGATCCTTATGAAAACGTTGATATTGACGTTCCTAGAATTCCAAATGCCTCAACAAATTCTCTATCACTAGAAGATGGTGATATTCTTTTGTTTGAAGTAGAAGATGAAAACAGAGATGGTGTTATAGATTCTTCAGAAACTGAAGATCCAGATCAAGTCTTTGAAGAATCTCCTTTACAATTGTTTGACTATTTCCCCAAGGTTAAAGAAGATTCTAAAGTTGATATTGAAGTTGAAACAATTACTAAATTTGAAGATGCATCTGTTACTGGATTCTCAATTGAAAATCCTGGTATCAACTATCAAGTTGATGACAGATTGGTCTTCGATAATACTGATACCGATGGTCTCGGCGTTTCTGCTAGAGTCTCTAGAATTCTTGGAGAAACAATTAGTTCATACGACTTTGAAAACCTTAGTGGTGTAAGTTTTGGTAAAATTACAACTAGTGTACCTCATAACTTAGCAGTCGGAGATAGAATCTTTGCTGATTACACACCTATTATGGCAAATACGAACAAAGAGTTCGTTGTCAGACAATACAAGGGTATTGAAGAGATTGTAGTTACTCAAACTGGTTCTGGATATAATACTGATATTCCTCCTACCATTGTTATTGATGGTGACGGAACATCTGCTTCTCTTGAGGCAGTCGTAACTTCTGTTGGTTCTATTGATAAAGTTAATATCGTTAGTTCTGGTAATGGATACACTGAAGATCCTAGAATCATTCTCTCACATCCTCAGATCTTTAAAAAGACAGATTACTTTGTTGGGTTGTTAGAAAACAATGATAATACTAAAGTTAATGACATTGTTGTAACTGAGGATAAAAAATCGTATGTCTGTGGCACCACTAAAAATGCTGCTGATGATACTGATGTGGCATTTGTTGCAAAATTCTCTGCAAATGGCACAATTGAATGGCAGAAAACACTTGTCAATACTACTGGTCTTGATTATACCGAATTTGTTAAACTTTATGTTGATGGAAATCAGGTTTGGGTTGCTGGACTAACTAAACCCAATAGTCAGGTGGTTGATGCATATAATCCTGACATCATGCTTGCCAAATATGTCGAAGACGTTAATGGACTCAGTGCAACACTAGAATGGCAGAAAGCATATGCTGGTATTTCTGGTGCTACTCGTGCAGATCACATTACATCACTAGAAAAATATTCTGACACTAGATTCATCATTGGTGGATTTACGAATACCAATTCTGGTAATCCTTATGATGCATTTATTGCATCTATCGATATGAATGGCAACTTCGCAATTAAGAGAAAGTTGTCTTCTGCAAATGCTTCTGAAAAACTAACAGCATTGAAGATAATTGGTACTGATATCTACTTTGCTCTAGAAACAGCAGATACTGATTCCTCTACCAATGTAAATGTTGCTTTTGGTAAGGTACTATTAACTACAAATGCAATTGCAGTTGCATTCATTAAGCAAGTTGTTAATAGTGTTTATTCATTCGGCAATACAAGTCTTTCCTGTGATGAATATAATGAATTCTATATCAGTGCTACATTAACTCTTAAGAGTGATGGTACGACTAGAGATAGTTTCTGGGTTGGCAAATTTAATACTGCTGGTACTATTATCTGGAACAAGAGATATGTTACTGGAAGTACAATCGAACTTGCTCCTGTTTCCAACATTGATATCTTCAATGACCTGAATATTGCATTCACAAAGATTGATGATACCACTGGTCACAAGATTGTTGAGAATGTAAAACTCAAGTATGACGGCACTTTCCTTAAGAGAACTAGCACAGACTTCACCATCAATAATATTGAGGGTGCTTCAGTCTATGGTATGGCAACTGATAACTCAGGTGATGTATATCTTGCTGGTCAAACTTCTTGGAACAGAAATGAGTTCATCTTAACTTTTGCAGATGACACTGCTACAGATATTGCAAACCATTACACCCCAACAGTTCTTATTGGAAGTTTTGGTGAAGAATCACTTGATATTGAAGATGGTGTTGCAAAGATCAAAGCAGACGATGCTCTTACTGGAAGAGTTCGTGCAGTAGATAATATTGATGATAGTTATGGAGAAATCGTAACAACTGACACTATTAATAATGGCATCATTGGTAAGGTTCTAACACTTGATACCATTGATAATGGTACATTGGGTGATATCGTAACTGTAGATACCATTAATCAAGGAATTATTGGCAAAGTGCTTGCTGTTACTGGCGGCACTACTGATGCAAATAGAGTTGCTGGTTCTTATAATATTGGTGCTTCTGATTACACTACAGATGGTAGTGGTGCAGGCGCAACCTTCACGATTGCTGTTAATGTCAGTGGTGCAATAACAGGTATCACTATTACTGCTCCTGGTTCTGCTTTTGTACTCAATGAACAGATTACAGTTCCTGATACCGAACTTGGTAATGGTGGTGCTGCTGATTTAGTCTTTGATGTCTCTGATATTACTGATGTCAGAGCAGCAGGAACATATACAATTAATTCAACACAATACTCAGAAACTAGTGCATCTGGTACTGGGGCTGAATTTTCAGTTGTTGTTGATGGAGCGGGTGCTGCAACAATCACCATTACAGATGGTGGATCTGGTTATGCAATCAACGATACTATTACAATTTCAGATTCTAATCTAGGTAATGCAGGTGCTGAAAATCTAATCTTCGATGTTGCTTCTATTACAACTCAAAGATCTGCAGGAACATATAGTATCAGTGCTTCTGATTACACTACTGATGCTAGCGGCAGTGGTGCTACTTTCTCAGTAGTTGTTGATGGATCTGGTAATTGCACACCTAGTGTTGTTACTGGTGGTTCTGGATTTGCCGTAGATGAAACTATCACAATTTCAGATGCTAATCTTGGTAGTGGTGGCGCATCCCCACTTACATTCGATGTTGCTACTAGAACTAATCAGAGAGCAGCAGGAACATATAATATTGGTGCTTCTGATTACACTACAGATGGTAGTGGTACAAATGCTACATTCACAATTATCATCGATGGTTCAGGTAATGGAACAATCTCGGCAATTCCAGAAGATGGTTCTGGTTATGCAGTCGATGAAACCATCACAATCCCAGATGCCAATCTTGGTAGTGCTGGAGCAGAATCATTTACATTTGATGTTGCTAGTGTCAGTCTTGCTAGAGCAGCAGGAACATACGAAATTGATTCGACAAAATATACAACAACTAGTGCATCTGGTGCCAGTGCATCATTCACAATTACAGTTGCCTCTGATGGTGGTACATCTATCGATATCGACAATCCTGGTACTAACTATCTTGTAAATGACACATTTACTATTACTGATGCCAATCTTGGTGCTAGTGGTTCTGATGATCTTACCTTCGATGTCGCTACTATCGGTAGTACAGGAGATTGGGCAAATGCTGCACTTAAGATCCCTTCAAGTCAACTAGGAAGTAAACTTGACGATGATTGGACTCTTGAGTTCATGTTGTACAAGTATTATGCAGGAAATGGTGATTATAGTCAGACACAGCATACTTTACTTGCCGTTGGTGATGCTAGCGGTGCTACTGGTGGTATCTGGTTGTATTATGATGTCTCAACTGGTAAGTTGAATTTGGTAATTACCGAAAATACAACTCCTATCAATTCTGCAGTTACTTCTCTTCAGTCTGGATTGTCAAACATGTTTGCTGACAATTCTTGGCAGTTTATTGGTATCAAAAAGACTGGTAGCACATTTGCTGCATATGTAAATGGAAATGTAGTTTTCTCTGGATCTGTTGCAAATGTTACTCTCGCTAACAAAGATCTTCATATTGGTAATATTCCTGGAAGAGATGGAGTAGCAGGAACATTCCGTTCTAATGAGCAGGGTCAGTTCTATGCAGATAATATTCGTCTCAAGAACAGAGCACTCAACCCATCAGTCCCTTCGGATGTTACTGCATATCCTGCAAATGGTCAGTTTGCTCAGGCATATGCTTGGACTGATACTGCATGGTTCACAACAAATACACAACAATATGATTATATCGATTATGAAGGATTTACCCTAAAAGTTGATAAGAATTCTGATTCTGACAGACTTGGAACAATTACAGAGAGAACAAATACAAAAATTGGTTTTGTTCGTACTGCAGGATCTCTCTCCTCGTTCGATCTTACAAATACAACTAGTGATTACACTCTAGGTGCAGTAGGTCTGCAAACTCTAGACTATAATGATGTATCTACCTCACTAGCTCAAGATACTGAGACTTTGGAACCAGTTGTAGACCTTTGGAGTTCTAGAACTGCAACAGTTCCCTCTCCTGGATCTCAGAAACTGAAGATTTCGGCAATTGTTAAAGATAGGTATTATTTCAAACCTACTAATACCATTAAGATTGATAATATTCAAAAACTCACTATCAATCAACCATTTAAGGCAGTAACTAATTCTAAAGTAGTTCTTTATAATAATTCTGATGCATTTGTCAATTCTGGTTATGTTGTAAGGCAAGATGCCACCAACATTTATGTTGCAATCAATAATAATTCTTGGACAAATGATCTTAACACTGGTTATCTAAAATTCGAGCAATTTAGTGAGCAATCTACATATGGAATTGTTGGTCCTGTAGTTAGTGCTAACAATGAAATTACAGGGTATACTTTTGCTCAGGTAGGTTTCAATCCTAGTGTTGGTACATTTGAAATTGACCTATCTGCATATGATGCACCTTCTGGTGGTACTAACAATCTGGATGAGTTTGGATTGTTCAAACCATATTCTACCGATGATTACATTATCAGAATTGATGAACTTTCTGGATCTTCTTCTTTTGCAGTTGGTTCTGTAATTACTCTTAATTCTGGCGATTTTAGTCTCAACGCCGACAATAATGTTGCAACAATCACTAATTTGACTGGAGTATCTAAGATTACGATTGTAACTAATCTCACCAGTATCTTACAAGTAACTGCTGTTGCAAATACTGATGAAGTCTATGTTGTTACTAATTCTAAGCATTATCTGAGACAGGGCGAGAACGTCTTTATCGATGGCAATGTTCTTACTGGAACCTCGGAATATAATGGATCATTCATTACCAATACAATTGTAAGTCCTGTTGAATTTACTTATAAGTTGCCTGCAGTTGCCACCACATCTCCTGCATTAAATGGTATTGGAAATGTTAGCATCTTTGTTAAGTCTCCAACCCTGAAGATGTACTATGGACACAATTATATCTTTGATGTTAGTCATTCCACAATGTTGGGATCTAACTTGTCTTTCTCGAAGGACAACCTTTACAAATTGGAGTATTCTTTCAACTCTATTGAACGTGTTGGCACTCCTGGTAATCCTGGATCCAATGCTAAGTCCACAATTTCATTGAAAGTTGATAGAGGTATTGTTACTAATATCTCTTATTACTTCGATCCATCTAGAACTGGTGCTGATTCTCCTGTCATCTCTGGAAGTTATCTTGATGTTGTAGATTCTCCTTATGCAGGCATTTTTGATATCACTAGTGTTTCAGGTGCTACAATCACAACTGGCGCAGATACATTCAGTTTCCTCTTACTTAATGAACCAGAAGGTGTTGGTGAAATCACTACAGCATCTTATTCTACAAGTTCTAAGAAAGCAGTTGGTTCTATTTCTGGTGTTAGAATCGTAAACTCTGGTGGTTTCTATACAAGATTACCTGTTGTTAGCAATATTGTTTCTAATAGAAATATTGAAAGAGTTCAAATTAATGATCCTGGTACTGAATATGCGGTAGGAACTTATAATAGTGTACCTATTTCTGGCGATGGCGAAGGTGGTTTTGTACAAATTACAGTTGCCGATGGTCAAGATGATGAGGGTAATACAATCTCTGGTCAGATTCAAGCAGTTTCAGTTACATCTCCTGGCACAGGATACACAACTGCAACCGTTGATATTGAAGCAATTGATGGCATTCTTGGTGCTGGTGCAACTGGTTCTGGTGCTGAAATTGTAGTTGTCATTCCTCCTTTTGGTACTGGTGCATCAATCTTCACTAGAGGAGATAGCGTTGGTAAGATCAAGAGACTTAAGAATAATAACTTCGGTTATGATTATCCTCATGACTACACTCTGCGTCCTGAGATCACATTCCCAATTAACGCACAACTTAACTCTACTTCTATTCTTGAGAGTATTACAGTATCCGATCCTGGTTCTGGATATACACAGGCACCTGCTGTTGTAATTACAGGTGGTGGTGGATCTAATGCTGTAGCAGAAGCAGTAGTTCAGAATGGCAGACTAAGTGATATCATTGTTAAAGATTCTGGTTCTGGATATTCTTCTGAACCTACTATTTCACTGAAATCTTCTTTCAACTATGTTGTTAATATTGACTTGGGTCTTCTGCAATTTGCATTCCCTCATGGTATTACAAATGGATCTGAAGTCACTCTGAATGTTGTAGACACTGGTGATGGTGCTGAGTATCCACTTTCTTCTGGTGCTCTGGGTAGATTGAACGGATCTACCACTTATTATGCTATTGCAGGTGCAGCAAATTCTCTTGAAGATGATCAATTAAAACTTGCTATTAGTTCTTCTAATGCTGAACTGGGTGATGCCATCACTTTTGTTAATAATGGTACTGGTCGTCAACAGGTATTGACAACTGCATTTGGTGGTGTTGCTAAAGCAAATGTAATCACTTCTACTTTCTTAGAGGGTGAACTGGTTTATCAGGGCACCACTATTGAGAATGCTACAGCAACTGGTTATATCTCGACCAATAATGGTTGGCAGGTTGGACCTAGAATTGTCAAGATTGTTGATTACACTGGCAACTTCTTAGTGGGTCAATCAATTACTGGTGTGATCTCTAAGTCTTCTGGTATTATCGCAGATCTTAAGATTGCTAAAGGTGTTCTTGAAATTGGTTCTATTACCAAGACAACTGGTCAATTTACTGATGATGTTGGTAAACCTTCTGAGATTGTTCAGAAAATTCAAGACTCTTACTATTATCAAGACTTCTCTTATGCAGTTCGTTCTGCAGTTTCTATCAATGAGTGGAAGGATATTCTTATCAAGAATGTTCACCCTGCATCATTTAAAGTTTTTGGAGAACTTAGTATAGATGATTATGGATTTATTCCTAACAAAGAGACTACTTTCCAAATCACCAAGTCCGTTGAACTTGCACAAGAAGCGATTGTTCCTAATATTCAGAACTTTGCTCTTGTCGAACCTATCTATTCCGAGTTCAACAATACTGAAGTTCTGTTCCGTCAGAAGCGACTGACCTCCTCAGAGAACATTCTGACCTCGACAGTTCAAACTCTTGATAATATCGACCAACTTTTTGATGGTATTGAAACTGCATTCCCACTATCAGTTAGTCAGCAATCTATTATTGCCAACGAGAATCAGTTGATGATTATCTTGAATGGTGTTGTTCAAACACCAGGAACAGCATTCAATGTTATTGACAACCTCTTGGTATTTGCTGAACCCCCACAACCACCAGCAAGTGTTCGTTATATCACTATTACATTCACACCAAAACCTCTAATTGACCTTACATTTAACAATATTAGTGGTATCTTCCCTAATGTCGGTAATGTCATTGTTGGTTCTACAACAATCTCTAGATTCACAGTAACTCAAGTCGATGGCAATGTCATCAGAGGTTTCTATTCAGATCTTGGTTCTGGTAATACTGGATTTACAACTGATGAGTTTGTAACTGCGAATGTTACTGGATTCAACGCAATCTTTGCAACTTCTACTGCGGTTTCAAATCTTGGTCTGTTTGTCTTTGGTGAAACAGTTAGAAACTTTGATAATGATCGTGCAATTGTTGAGCAAGTTAACCTTGAAAGAGGTCAAGAGACTCCTATTTCTCAACTCAGGTTTGGTGTTGGACTTGCAACTACAATCTTTGACGTTGTTGCTAGAAAGGTTGATAATACTGAAGATGATGCACCTGTTGCTGATGGCGAGTTTGTAATCGGTAAGAAATATCAGATGGGTCCTGAGTTGTTTGAAATTGTTGATATCACTCAAGGAACTGATGCAACTACACTCGAAGTTATCAGAGGTGTTAATAATACTGCTGCCCAAAGTCATTTAGAAGACACTCCTGTCTATAAGACAGAGATTTCTGTCACCAATACGATGACTCTGAGTAAGATTATCGGTACTTATCAGTCTACACCTGGTCTTTATTCAATTGAAGATGGAGACATCATCATTGGTCTTCAGTCTGGAGTTGTTGTTGAAGTTCAAACTTCTCAATCTTATTCAGATCCAATTACTAACACTGATTCAGGATCTTTTGAAATTTCTGAAGGTTCTAACTTCTTCGGTCTATTGTTTAACAGAATTGCATCTGTAACGTATCCTAATATCATTCTTGATGATATCGCTACTTCACAAGTAAGCATTCTAGACTTTGACGATAATCTGACACCATATGATGCTAAGTTCCCCTCAACAGAACCTATCAGCAACAACATCATAACTTATGATAATGCTACAGGTGCTTTGCTGGACAATGAAACCATTCGTAATTATAAGTTTGAATATGGTAACAACGTTGGAGACTTCCAAGTTGCAGAACCTGCATATAGCAGAAAACTGACATTCAATAAACTTCGTGGTGATGGTCTGTTCAGACAAGGACAGGTAATTAGAACCGATGATACAAAAGCAGAAGTTATTGGTTATGCACCTGCTGATCAAACGATCTATCTTGGAAAAGTTGGTAGATCCAAAGGCACTGGTGAAGATTATCATCATGCAACCTTTAATGGTAATGCACAACTAGATGTAGACCAGAAGAGATTCGGAACCACCTCATTGCTTTTGGATGGTACTGGTGATTATGTTTCAGTTCCTACTTCTACTGAGTTTGGATTCGGAACTACTGATTTTACAATCGAGTGCTACATCAGACCTGCAAATGTTACTGGTGCAAAAGCAATCGTTGACTTTAGAACTACAGGCACAGAACTTTCTCCTTATTTGTACCTTGATGGCACAAATCTGAAGTATTTCGTTAACAACTTGGTTGTGTGGAGTGGTACTACTACTCTTGCCGTAGATACTTGGTATCATGTTGCTTTGGTCAAGTCTTCTGGAACCACAAAGGTATACGTAAATGGTGCTTTGGATGGTTCGAGTAATTATGTTGATGGTAATGATTATGGTTCCACAAAACCACTAAGAATTGGTGCTACCATTGCAGATGGCGACTTCTTCAATGGTCATATCGATGAAGTGAGAGTTTCTACGAATGCACGATACACTGATGCATTTACTCCTCAACAGGGTATCTTCCAAGGTGACTCTAATGCAGTTCTGCTCATCCACTTCGATGGTGCTGATGCAGCAACATATATTGAAGATTGGTCTGGTACTGAATCCTTCACTGCTGGAGAGTTCTTTAATAATGATGCAATTCGTGCAACATCTCTGACTAGAGGTTCTTTGGTTCAGGTAACTCAACGTTACTATGATGCTGCGGGTCTTATCAGAAGAAACAAAGATTATATCGCTAATGAAGCGGTGTATCTGATGAAAGAGAAGTTCCCATACTTCACAGTTCCAACAGGCGAAATTGCCTGTGAAGATGACATCAGAGACACTCTAGATTCAATTATTTCCGATCTTGAGAATGGTAGCAATAATCATACTTGGGATGCTGCTTCTTTGTACGTCAACAGAGCAGTCAATCCAATCACTCTAAGTCATGTTGAAAGTGAAATCAAAGAAACAGTCTGGGTATACGATAAAGTAAAAGAGATTGTCGAATACATTATCACCAATGATATTTGGGACACTCAGGGTGATCATGGTCTGAAGCAGTTGACTGATGCAACTATCACTGATTCTTCTTACACCACGTTAACCAACGTAACTCCTACTGGTGCAACTTATGATCCTGCTACAGGTGACATGGTTCTGACCAAGACATCTCATGGTTTAGTTGGTCCTACAACCTTCACGCCAAGTGCTGCTGATTATATTCCTGGAACAGGAGTCATGACTCTTACAATTGCAAATCATGGATTCTCCAATGGGGATAAAGTTCAAATCGCTAATAATGGTTTGACCTTCACATGTACGATGGACGGCAATACTGCTAACAAGACATATCCTAGAAGAAATGATCCTGGTTCTTTGGGTTGGTTGAAGATTTCTAATGTCACGACAAATACGTTCGATATCCCTGTTGGTACTTCTCTCAATGAGTATTATTCAGTCTCAGCAGTTAATTATGACCCTGCTAATAATAAAGCAGTTCTGACGATTGGTGATCACGAACTTAGACCTGGAACTTCTATCAAACTTCAGAATGAGTCGTTGACATTTACTTGTGCAACTGATAGTAATGGATCTGAGCACTCATATCCTCGATCTGGCGATGGTAATTATGACACTGCTATTAACATTGTTAATAATGGTTCTAGTCATGATGTTAATACTGCGACTTATAATGCAGGAACTGGAGCAATGGTTATCACCATGCAGAAAGGTTCAATTTCAAACTCAGCAACTACCACAATTGGTACTGGTTACAGCATAGCAACTGGCGTTTCTCTAACTGGCGGAACTGGTAGCGGTGCAGTTATTAGCATCACTTCAGTTGGTGGCGGTACAGGAGATATTGTTGAATATACAGTTACCAATGCAGGTACTGGATATTCTAAGTCTGATGTTCTGACAGTACCTGGTGGTAATGGTGATGCTAGAATTACAATTAGTGAAATTGCTCATGGTTGGAGTGTTGGCGATAAGGTTCGTATTGAAGATAACGCTCTTACATTTACATGCGATTCTGATAACGATTACACAAATCACACATATCCTAGAAGCACCGATCCTGCTAGTGGTAGATGGTTGAGAATCAGTGCAATTACACCAGATTCAATTACAGTTAACATCGGTGGTGCTGGAACTGCTGCAGGTAACATTCACACCTTTGTAAGTGCTGCTTCTGATGCAATTACTTACAGAGACGGAACAATCACTATCAACCTCCCATCCACAACGGATGTGTCTACACATATCTTTATTCGCGACGAATTGATTGGTGGTCAGGGTGCTGTTGTTGCTGGTGGAAACTACGTTCACTCATTCGTTAGTGCAGTCGCAGATTCAATCACTAAGCAAGGTGATGCGGTCACTATTGCCGATGAATCTATCCGATTTACCTGTACTAGTGATGGTAATGATAGAATACTATCACATCCTAGAACTTCTGATACTCATGCTTCTAGAAGAGTTCTTCCTATCACTGCTCACACAACAGATACATTCACAATCGATGTTGGTGCTTCTCCTGCTGGTCAGCAATATGCACACACATTTGTAAGCGTTGATACTGATGCAATTACAATTGTTGACTACAACACTGGTGATTGTGCTGATGTTTATGGTACAGCAAGTACACTTCTGGATATCATCACTGATACTTTAGAAAATGCAAATCTTGCTACTCCTGTAGATCATCTCGGAACGATCACTAGATCAGAACCCACTTACGAATATGTTGGTGCTACAGTTGATGCCTATCTTGAAGTTCCGTTTACAATTACATACTCAGATCAAACAAATGACATCATCTATACAAATCAAATCGATACCGATGGTAAGTATAGATTTAGAGATGCTGCTAATCTGCTCCGTCTGAATACTTCTGCAATTATTGACAAAACATCTTATGATCTTCTGCAGAGATATCCTGATCTTGCTTCTGAGATTCCTGGAAATGCAGATGGTTCTGGTTCTGGTACAGACAGATGTAAGACTGACCTCAGACTAATCATTGCTGAGATCATTAATGATATTGAGATTGGTGGAAATTATAGAACGATTCGTGCTGCTAAGTTCTATCTCGATAGCAACAACGCACTGATCCACATTGGAAACCAAATCCAGTTCTCCATCTATGCACACAATCGTCTCGCTCATTACATGAAGCAAGCGATTACTGGAGATTTGACTACTGATAATACAGATGCAATTATCACTGGTGATTGGGGTGTTACTGACGATGGAACTTCCACTAGTTTCACACCAACTAATGTTACTTACGATCCTGCAGATGGTCTTTCCGTTATTACTATTGGATCGCACTCACTGAAAGTTGGTTCTTATGTAAAACTTGCTGACAACTCCATCACAATGACGTGTGCGATGGATAGTAATGCAACTCAGCACACATATCCTCGCCCTGGTGATTTTTCTTCAGGTAGAGATCTTCGTATCGAATCAGTAACTGATACAACAATTACTCTTAATATCAATAAGTCTGGTCCTAACCAAACCTTTACTGCTGGAACTGGCACTACTTACAATGCAGCATCTGGCGAACTCGTATTGAGCATCGGAGATCATAATTTAGAGGTAGGAATGGGCGTTGTCATTACTGACAATTCTCTGACCTTTACTTGTGATTCTGATGGTCATTCTGCACCACAAACTTATCCACGCTCTACTGACCCTGCATCTGGTACATCCAGATCAATTAGTGCAGTAACTAATACTACAATTACGATTAACGTAGGTAATAGTGGAAGTGCTTCTGGTAATGCTCACTTGTTCGTAAGTGCAACTGCAGACTCTATATCACATCTACCTCAAGTTGGTCATACATTCGTAAGTGCATCAACAGGCGCGGTTACCACATCTATCAATTGTGCTGACGTTAGAGGTGCTATTGACACCTTAGTTACTACACTGAATGATTCTTTGGCACCTACTTCTGATGACTTTGCGGTTGCTGCAGATCGTGTTTACTTCAATAGAAACTATATTGCTAAAGAAATTACAGGTCTTACTACAGCAGAGTTTACTTATCAACTTAATGGTGTAAACTTCAGTGCCTTTGTTTATCCTGGTTCTGATGGATTGAGTAAGTGTGAAAGAGATATCAAACTTATAATCCGTGCTATCCTCTCTGATCTTCAGACTGGTGGATCAAATGCTACGATTGACGTGTTCAGATTGTATCTGGACAGCAACAATCACTTGAATCATATTGAAGAAGAACTTCTCGCAACTCTATATGCCTTTGAGCAAATTAAGACTATTGGTGAGTTTGCAATCAAGAATAATCTTCTTGCTCAAGGTGCTACACCTACAACAGGCGACTATGCTGCTCTGTATACCACCGAAACTCCTTACATCGACACTGAAGCAACTATAGACATCAATCAGGTTGTATATCGTTTCCGTGAATTGGTTGATATCGGTCTTGGTATTCTCGCACCTGCTGGTCAGACTGCAAGATCTGCATCTAAGAACATTCTGTATAATCAGAACTACTATGATACTGAACTTCAACAGATTGTTGATTCTCAGTTTGGTTTCGGTTCTTGGAGTTATGACACATTCGTTGATGAAATCACCAAGAATGTTGTTCATGATCTAATCACAACAGATACTGATGACAAGCAAACTGCTACAAAGGTTGTTGTAACTAGTGCTTCTGGAAACTTTACTATCGGGGAATTGGTCATTGGTGGTACTGGTGGTGGATACTACAAGGTTCTTGAGTGGGATGAAGATGCTTCGATCCTATATCTCGGCGTTAAACTTGGTGGTACTGCCTTCACTTCTTCTGAAGTTCTAACTGGTCGCCAATCCACAACCACAGCAACCACTTCTAGCACTGGTACTACGTTTGATTGGTATAACAATCCTGGTAATGTACGCACTAGAGATACTGCTGAGACTATTACCTCTCTGATTGATGCTGAGATTCCTGGAACTAATCTTTGGACAAACCCCGAAGACTTCAACACTAACTGGACTGCTGCTGGTACTTTCCATACCGCAGATGCGATAGTGGGACCTGATGGAAGTCTGACAGCAGATAAACTCAGAGATACTACTTCAAATAATGTTCACACTAGATCTAGAGACTATACTCTCACCCAACTAGAAACATTTGATACTGATGGTGTTACATTTGACACTGATTCAGAATCGTTTGATACTGGTTCTATTACTGCTCTTCAGAAGTACACTTTATCGTTCTTCGTAAAAGAAGCAGAATATGAAAGAGTCAAGTTTGAATATATTCTTGATCCTGGCACAGCGGGAGAGCAAAGAGCGTTCTTCTCATTCAATATGGATGTTGGAACCAAGGGAAGTCTCTTCCAACCTGGTGGTGCTATCAGAGTTGAGCAAGAGGGTGTCAAGACAATTACAAACATCAATGTCACCACCATTGCAGCAATGACTGGCACATACACTGGTCTAACAGCACTTGGTGCTGCAGTCGGTACTGGTGCAACCTTTGATGTCACGATTGATCATGAGAACGCTCCTAATACAGCAGTCGTTACTATTAATAATGATGGTATTGCTTATGACGTAGGTGATTCACTTACGATTGTCAATTCTGCTATCAATGGTGCTAATACTTCTAATAACCTCACATTTGATGTAGAGACTATCTTTAGTAATGGCGCTGGTGTGATTCCATATGGTGATGGTTGGTATCGTGTTTATATCACGGGCGAATTTGGTTTTGGATTCTCTACACTACAGCATAAAATCGGACTTCTTAATAATGCTGGACAAGAATCGTTTGCTGGAACTGGTAGTAATGGGATATATCTCTGGGGTGCAAAACTCAATAAGGGTGAACTTGATCCATATGTTTCTGCTTCTGGTGAGACATTCTTCGCCAATACTGAATACAATATCAAGCAATTGATTCTTAATACTATGCTTGGTTGGATGTCGGAGTCTCTTGATAACTCCTTGACAAATCCTTCACCTCAAACCACAACATATACCTTCTACGATTCTACTGCTGCTGCAGACTACACATCAGAATCTATCAGAAGAAGTATTAGATATCTGTTGGGTATTGTAAAAGAGCAACTGGGTAACACCAATCATATCAATACCTTTAGTGATAATAATGGAATTACAATTCCAACATATACCTATGGAACTAGAAATATCCCAACAGGACTTCTGGGTGGAATTGATCAGACTGAATACTTCTATGGTTCCTACTCAGGAAGTTACGCCGAACTTAAGACTAGTACCCTAAATGAGGGTCTTATTGCTAAAGTTTATAAGAGATTCCGAATTGATGGTGACATCACTGATGGTCCTTATACAATGAACGAAGTTGTTCAGAAGCAAGGTGATGCAGCAATCACAGGCGTTGTTTACGGGTTCCATGAAGATGAAAACTACAAGTATCTTGATGTTGCTGTAACAGCAGGTACGTGGGCAATCACAGACACTATTGAGGGTGCTACAAACACTACCACCGCTCAAATTAGTGCAATCGAAGATAGAATTCATATCATCGATTTCAAAGGTACTTTCATTACCGATATTCCATTCAAGGGATATACGAGCGGTAATACAGCAACTCCTATCACTCTCTTCAATAATAATGCAGCAGTTCTTGCAAATACTGGTGGTAAATTGACAGTTGATACTGAAGGTCTTACGGGCACCTTCGAGACAACTTCGGTTGTATACCCAAGCACATCTAGAGTTTATCTCGACCTTCAAAGTTATGCAGGTTTGGAACTTGGTGTTGGTGATCGTATTGGTTCTAGTGGTCATCAGAGATTGCAGATATCAGTCATTACCTCTCAAGGTGTTGCCCTTAACAATTTCACAGAAGGCAATCGACTTTACAAAGTTGTCTCTGGTGGTCAGGTCAGTAATGTCTACGGCATTATCACTGGTGTTGATCTTGATAACAACTATGTTTACGTGAAGATGGTTGAGGGGTCATTTACTCTGGGTGATTTTGTTGGTGATTATGGCACCATCGGCGGCGACTTCCCAGTCGGTTATGCAACAATTAGTACGATTGTTACTAACGCTGGTGCTGCTTCTGGACGTGTCCAAAACATCCAGACAATCGGTGGTACTAAGAGACTTTATCTTGCTGATATTCGCGGCACATTCTCAGAAAAAGATGGCATCGTCGGACCTAATGGGCATAAGTCTATTATCCTCGATCGCGATGTACTCAAGGGAAGAGTCAAGAGATTCTTCAGAGGATTTGATGGTACGACTACGAACTTCAAACTCAGTACTGGTAATGGCACTCAGTACCTTCCAGATCCTGCTGGACACCTTCTTATCTTCATCAATGGTATTCTGCAACCACCTGGTGCTACTAACGCATTCACCGCGTTCTCTGATCAAATTCAGTTCACAGAAGCACCTGAACCTGGAGCATCGTTCACAGGATTCTATGTTGGTAAACTGAGACAATTGGATGATATCTCGTTTGAGTTTGATTCCTTGCGTCAGTCATTCAACCTTAAGCGTAATGATGTGTTCTACTCACTTACGCTCACGGATGGCGTTCAGTCCACAACGATTCGACCTGAAAATAATATCATTGTCTCGCTCAATGGTGTTATTCAGGAACCTGGTGTTGGTTTTGAAGTTGTTGGTTCTAGAATCATCTTCTCAGAAATTCCTCGCGTAGGTTCTACATTCGTTGCATTCTCCTACGTTGGTTCTGAAGCAGACGTTGACGCTGCTGAAGTTGTTCCTTCTATCGAAGCGGGCGACCTTATCAGCATTCAGGGAGAGACCTCGGATAGAGAAGTTGCTATCATCGAATCTTCCAATTCGCTGATCACCTTCGATTATCTTGGATCAGTCTTTGGTAGAGATGCGGATGCAACAACCACGCTCACTTCTCAATTCATCGACTCTGTTAGAGTCACTGCTGGTGGATCTGGATTTACCTCCAAACCCGCGATTGTTGCATCGTCCATCACAGGATCTGGTGCAGAAATCGTACCACTGATCGGTGTTGCTGGTATTGAACTTTCTGCACCAGGTTCTGGATATCAAGTTTCTACTATCGATGTTGAGACTAGTGTCCCTGATGATTGGACTGCACCAAACCTTGCTGACTATGGCGAGGAATTGGTTGATCCAGAACTCTCATAAATAACTAAAAATAAACTGAGCAAGTAATGTCTAAGCAGGCTATTAACGTTGGTTCGACCGCCAACGACAACACAGGTTCAACCTTGCGTGCTGGCGGTCAGATTATTAATTCCAACTTCGATGAATTATATGCATCGATTGGTAATGGAACCAGTACGCAATTGACAGTCTCTAGTCCTGCGTTGAATCAGGTTCTTAAGTTTACTGGTACTCAATTTGAACCAGCAGACTTAGGCACTCTAACCTCGTCTTTAGATGTTAATGGCAATAGTATTATCAGTGCTTCTAATGGTGACATTACCATTAACCCAAATGGCACTGGTGACATCGTTCTTAGTTATGGAACTGCCACTACTACTTTTGATGGTGGCACTAACATACTAGATGTTAGTGGTGTTCTACAATATAAAAATGAATTCTCAACTATTGGTGCTGCTCCTGCAGCAGCAACATATCCTGGTTACTACTATACTGTTGATGGTGATGATAACCCCTATGTAAACATCAATATTACTGCTGGTGGTACTGGAGATGTTCGTGCAAAGTTGATCACTGAATACTCCAGTGTCAATCTATTGTCTGACATTGATACTACAACTACAGCACCTACTAATGGTCAGGTTCTGAAGTGGAGTACCTCTGGTGGTAAATGGTTGCCTGCAGATGATGACTCAGGTCTTTCTAGTGTTAATGTATTCCAAACTTTGAATGCTGACACTGGTTCTATAACTGCCGACTCTCAGAGTGATAGTGTAACATTTACTGGTGGAACTGACATTACAACAACCATTTCTGGTGATGTAATTACGATTGCCTTTAGTGGAACTATCCCTACTACATTCGCTGCCCTTAGTGATAGTGACATGTCGGGTACTGCTCAGTTTGGGAATCCCACACAGGGCGATTCACTATTCTGGAATGGTTCTGATTGGATTGTTACTCGCAGTCCTATGGTCTGGTGGGAAGTAAATGCTAATGGAACTTCAGACTTTACTTTTAATGGTCCTGGATTCTCTTCGACAGCAAATGATCCAGACCTCTATGTTTATAGAGGATTTACTTATGCTTTTGACAATAGCATTCAGGGTGGTGCTCATCCATTCCGTATTCAAAGCACTCAGGGATTAGCAGGTAATCCTTATACTGCGGGTCAAAGTGGTAGTGGAACAAACGTTCTTTATTGGACTGTTCCTCTTGACGCTCCGAATACTTTATATTACCAGTGTACAATCCATGCAGCAATGCAAGGCACTATTAACGTTGTAAGTTAACGATAAATGGCAAGAACAGTTCCTGGATCTGGTGCAGTAATCGAACCAATCTTTGATGAGATTTTCGGTGTTCGCGCAGTAAAAGTAAACAATGGTGGTAGTGGGTATGATCCTACTGATCCTCCAAGATTAACTGTTGACGGATGTGGAACTCCAGATGCAGAAGCACTTCTTTATCCTATTATCGATGAAGACTCTGGAAAAATTATTCACGTTAGAGTTCTTGAAAGAGGTAGAGGGTATGACCCTCTGAGACTTCAGATTACACCTCAGCAAGAAACTCCTAATGTTGTCAACTCTTTTGATATCAATAGAATTTGGCAGCCACATCCTAATTCACCAACTTCAGGTCTTTTTGGGATTACGAATGGTAATAAGAATGATCGCCTAACAATCGTTGCAGACAATCATCCCAAACCCACTTGGTCACTAGCAGAAGCAGCACCTGGCGGTGGTCCATTACTTGATAGAACTTTCAATCAGACATTTATTTACCGAGGTGGTAAAGATGTTCCTTTTGTAGGTTCTAGAGAGTTTCAGAATGATAAGGTAGTTGGCATTCTTTCAAATGGTGGGTTGTTACACACACCAGATTGGGGTGGTGATGGCGGAGCAACCCCTGGATTTGCTATTGACACAGTTAAGTTTCCCTATGTAAAAAATAGTGATGCTAACGATGTTATTGTAGAAAATAATATCTCATATTATGGTAGTAGTCATACCATCAATGAATTTTCTAATCCAAATGGTGTCTTCCAATGGGGAGATCTAGAGCAATTTACTTGGAATGTAAAAGTTGAGTTTGATAATATCATGCTCAATGTTAGTTTCTTGGATGAAACTATTGGAAATGTTGAAGTAGGTAGATCTGTTGATGAAATTGGTGGTAATGCCAACGGGATCATTTCAAAGATAGTTAGAGATAATAATGGATCTATTACAAGAATTTATTTAAGGCAGGTACAATCAACATTTGAATCCAATGATCAAGTTATTGGATCTAATGGATTTAATTTTAGAATTGATGGAGATCCTATAGTATTCACTAATGGTGTATTCTATATTGATTTTGGACCAGAGTCACATGAGTTTGGAGACTTTGCTCCTGGGGTCTATTACATGGCTCCTACAAACATTAGGGTACAAGAGAATTATCTAATTAAATGGAATCAATCAGATCCTAGTAATTCTGCAGGTCCTCATGGACATCCTATGCAGTTTAGTACAACCCAAGATGGGGCGTTGAATAATGGCACTCTATATTATTCAAGTACTGGTGCCTCAGCAGCACCCGCTGCCGATTATGAAAATATCTATCAACCAATCTTCATTCAGAATTCGGATGAGGTTAATAGAATATATTATCATTGCCAGTTCCATCGTTACATGTCTGGTTATGAAGGTGATGAAGGTTATATGGTTCTCAGCACTGAAGTTGAGGAAGAAGAGAGACCTGAGAATGATTATTATGTTAGAGATTTTTATCAGTCTGATGCAAACGATGCATCAACTATTGATTTAAGTAGGCATGTAGATGGACACTCTAAAATTATTGGTATGTCTTATGATGGATATCCAATTTATGGTCCTTGGGGTTACAATTCCAGTAATGCTGTAGCTAAAGAAGTATCTTCATTCCGTCTCAGAACAACTCTTGAGTTGCCTGGTGCTAGAGATGATGTAAGTGATGGGAGTACGACTACCTTTGCTGTTACTGTCTCTAATGGAGAATTTTTCTTCGATGGTGCTCGCCCATCGTTCCTATTATTAGAGAGGGGTAATACATACGTATTCAATCAAGATGATTCTACAAATGATTCTGAACATTTGTTCTTTGCAACTCAAGAAGATGGTTGGCATGTAGGTGCTCCTCCTATTATTGGGGATACTACTTACCTCTATTCAGAATCTCATTTTGCAAGTTATTACATAAATGGTGCTGAAGTAACATATTCTCAGTACCTCAGTCAATTTACTCTTGCATCTCAGCGTGAGATTAGATTCTTAGTTCCTGTAGATGCACCACAAGATCTGTATGTGTTTGGTTACACAACTCCTGGTCTTGGTCTTAGAGTTGTTGTTGAAAATTATATTCTTGGTGATTTAGTACAAGACTATATTTACGATGATTCAGTTGGTACACTAGATGCTCATAACGGCAAATTTGGCGTAACTCCAGAATATCCTAATGGAACATATGCATATTTTATGACCGAGGATGGCAGTGGAAATCCTGTATATCCATATGCAATTGGTCCAACTTTTTATGGCACTCCTTTGTTTGAGGGTGATATAGTTCCTGCATTCAGTCAAATATTCCCAACCCAAGCAAAGGGTGATGTAATCTTGAATGACGATGGAACTGTCTCCTATGTCAGAATGACTCAAAAAGGAGATAACTATTTTGGTGATGCTAATGTCAAAATTTTAGGTGGGGAAGGATCTGGTGCTATTGGAAGTGCTGTCGTTCAAACAATCACAGGTCTATCACTGATACAAGCAGGGTCTGGTTATCAGACTCCACCAAATCTTATTTTCCAAGGTGGTGGCGGTGGTGGTGCATCAGGTGCTGCTGAGATTGATGCAACAGGTAAAGTTACTAGTATTAATATTTCAGATGCTGGTGAGTTCTATCAGCAATCTCCGTTTGTTTTGATTAGTGGAGGAGGTGGTACTGGTGCAAAAGCAATTGCTAATATCAATCAAGGTCAATTAAGTAGCATTGAAGTTACCGATCCTGGTAGAGGTTATACATCTTCTCCAAATATCATCTTTACTAAAATTGTAAATCTTAAGAGAAAGACTAGATCAAGACAAGCGTTCAATTCTGGTATTAGATATCTTACTGGTATTACTAAAAATGTTACTACTAGTGATACTGATATTTTTGTTTCTGATACCTCTGCTTTCCCTGGATCAGGTGAACTCTTACTAGGAACAGAAACTATTGCATATACTTCTAAAGCAAATGGTAAGTTCTCTGGATTGACCAGAGGAGTTAATTTTAACTACGATCAACGTATTATCTTAGATAGTGTTCAAGTAGACTCTGATGGAATTTCCACATATAACTTTAATGTTGGTGATAGAGTTATCCGTAGAGTTGAGAACTCATCTAACAAAGTTGCTAAGGTTTATGATTGGAATTCTACTACCAAAGAACTTTTAGTTACCTTTGAAGTTGATGAACTAGCATTTATTGATGCTGGTCTCCCATCAACTGATGATAGTATCGTTCAGTTTGATGCTGGATTGTATAGCAGCACTACTGCAGCACAACTGCCTCACGTCATTCTTACTGCATCTGGAGAAGAAATTAAAACCCTCACTGAACCTTTATCTGCACTTGCCAATAGTAAGTTTGAGGATAACGATGAGAATGAAGATCCAAATAATCCTGGAACATTCTTGGGAGATGGTATTGCAGATCTAGTAAATACTTCTACCGAATACGAAAATCAAATCAATCTTGATGGTGGTATTGTTTTGGGCGAACCTGGTGAAGGTGGAAGAGACTCTAAATATGGTATTGAAGAAACTCAAGGTGGTCAGAACACTACCCTGTTCCAAGTTGGTGACAATATTAAAGATGGTTCTATTCCATTCAAATATGCAACTATCGTTACTGCAGGCGGATTAGCAGAGGGTATTCCTCATGTTGGACTTCTGACGATGAAACTAGATGCTAATAACGCTAATGGTCAGAACTTTAGTGTTAATGAAGTTATTACAGGACAAACTTCGGGTGTTCAAGGAACTGTCGTTTCTTGGGATCCCGTTAATTCAATTCTTGTGATTCAGGATATATCACCATATAATACTGGCGATACAAACGTTGGCGTCAATGGATTCTTGTATGAGTTCTCTGATAAAGGAACAATTGTAGATTTCTATATTCAAGACTCAGGAACTAACTATAGTGCTGTTCCAACAGTTGGTATTGAAAATATAGGAGATATTGAGGCAACTGCAACAGTAAATATGACAACTGCTGGAGATCAAGTTGAATCTCTCACTATTACCAATGGTGGATACGGAATTGTCCAGTCAGTTGATGGTACATACCAAACGCATCCAACGATTACATTTGCTAATAATGCATCAGATACTACTGGTTCTGGTGCTGTAGCATATGCAATTTTGGGTGGAGAGGATGTTCTTGGTACAGGTGGTGCGCGTTATAGAATCAAGAGTATTGACTATCAAACAATTGTTCGCTCACAACCTTCATAAATAAACAAGAGGACAATAATCCCTTAGGAAATGGCAGCTCTATTAACTGATCAATTTAGAATTTTTTCTGCGAAGAAATTCATCAAATCTCTGGAAGGTCCCGTTGCCACTCAAAGTGACGATGCGGCAGGAACTTCTAGGGATCGAGTATATTTGTTTATTGGAAGACCTCAAAGTTGGGACAATGAAAATTCACCACCACAGGCGGTAGATTCATTTTCTCAATTTTCGGATTCTTACGATGACATGATTTCTCTGAAGAGAGTCCTCGCTTCGGATACAATTCAGGTTGTTCGTCGTATTGACTGGGTTTCTCCTGAAGAAACTACTGGTGGTCTTGGTTTTACATACGATATGTATCGCCATGATTATTCTCCTTCAAAAACTGCTTCCTCTGGTGCTACCAAACTTTACGATTCGGATTTTTACGTTGTAAACTCTCAGTATCAAGTATACAAGTGCATTTACAACGGAACATCACCTTCGGATCCTAACGGAAAACCCTCTACTATTGAACCTACTGGTACTTCTACATCTATTATTACAACTGGAGATGGTTATCGCTGGAAGTATATGTATACTATCCCAGTTGCATCAGTTCTGAAATTCTTCTCTAGTGATTACATGCCTGTTTTCACTAATGATGCGGTTAGAACAAACGCAGTTGCTGGTGAAATTGATACAGTTGTAATCAACTCTGCTGGTGCTGGTTACAATAACGGCACATATGATAACGTTGCTATTAATGGTGACGGAACTGGCGGTCGTGTTTCTATTGTTGTTGATGGTGGTAAGATCACTGCTGCAACAGTTACTTCTGGTGGTACTGGTTATACCTTTGGTAAAATTAGTGTCAACGCTGTAACAGGTATTGGAACAGGAACTGCAGGTGAAGTTGATGTCGTCATTCCACCTCCAAGTGGACATGGTGCCGAATCCGTTGTTGAACTTGGTGCTTTCCGAGTTATGATCAACGCTAAACTTTCATATGACGAAGGTGCTGGAGATTTCCCGATCGATAACGACTATCGTCGTATTGGTCTAATCACCAACCCATTGAAGTTTGGTACTGAAGAATTGATTTCCGACCTTACAGTTTCTGCAGGCAAGGCAATCATCTTCGCTCCAACATTCCAAGGTAATTATGTTCCTGATGAAATTATTACACAAACTCGTGTCGTTGGTGGAACCAACGTTACTGCTCGTGGTCGTGTTATTTCTTGGAATCCCACAACTAAAGTTCTGAAGTATTATCAGAATTCCGTTGATGGTATTTTCCCAGAAGTTACTGGTACACAGAATGAGTTTGATGGATCAAACGTCATTAGTGGCGCAACGTCTGGTGCTGCTGGTCAACCCGATGTTGCTTTCCCCGAAGTTCCTAATTCGTCTTCTAGGACAATCAACAATACCGAATATGACTTGGGTATGAAATTTAATAATGGATATGCGAAACCTGAAATTAAGTCAAACAGCGGTCAGGTTGTTTATATAGATAATAGACGAGCAATCAGTCGTGCAAACGACCAGGTAGAAGACATCAAAATCGTAATCGAATTCTAATGGCACAAAATACCAATCTCAACGTTACACCTTACTACGACGATTTCGATAAGGATAAGAATTTTTATCGAGTATTGTTCCGTCCTGGATATCCTATTCAGGCGAGAGAACTTACTACGATGCAGACTATTCTGCAAAATCAAGTTGAGAACATGGGATCTCACCTCTTTAAAGAGGGTTCGATGGTTATCCCTGGTCAAGTTGGTTATGATTTAAATGTAGCAGCAATTTTACTTCAAGAGTCTTTCCTTGGCGCTAACGTTGAAGACTATAGGTCTCAACTTGAAGGGAAGATTATTGAAGGTCTTACTACTGGAGTTCGTGCTAAAGTTCTGTTTACTCTTTCGGGAGCAAACTCAACTAAAGGTTACATCACAATTTATGTCAAATATCTAACCTCTGGTGATGACCAAGAAACTGCTGATGAAGAAGCAGTAGAATCACAGATCACTTTCCAGAACAATGAGCAATTGATTACAGATACCGAAATTACTTTCGGTTCTACTTTGATTGAAATTGGTTCTCCTTTTGCTCAACTTCTTCCTACTGAAGCACTTCAGGTAGGTTCAGTTGCTTACGTACAAGAAGGTGTATATTATATTCGCGGTTTCTTTGTAGATGTACCATATCAGTATATTCTACTCGATCAGTATGGTTCTTCTCCTGAGTATAGAATTGGTCTCGAAATTTTAGAATCTATTGTTACTCCTGAAGATGACCTATCACTCAATGATAACGCTGCAGGCACATCTAATTATGCTGCTCCTGGTTCTCACCGATTCAGAATCACTACAAACTTAATCAAGAAACTTCTTGATGATGATGCTGATAAAGATTTTATTGAACTACTCCGTATCAATGGTGAAGTTGTAGAAGAGATTCTTACGAGAAGTGCATACGATGAACTGGAAAAGACATTTGCACTTAGAACCTATGAAGAATCTGGTGACTATGTAGTTCAAGATTTTGACATTGCTGTTAGAGAGTGTCTTAGTGATGGTTTCAATAATGGTGTCTACGAAGCTGGAGAAACTACTGAAAGTGGTAACACTGCTGCAGAAAATTTATATACCATTGAATTTAGTCCTGGTACGGCATACGTTAAGGGATATCGAGTATCTACTATTTCTTCCACATATGTAGACACTATAAAACCCAGAACGTTCTTGTCAAAAGAAAACTCAATCGTTTCTTGTCGTTTGGGTAACTATAATGATGTCAATAATACGTTTGGTCATCTGAATCTATCTGGAGATAGTATCACTAATGCATATCAAACTATAGAATTGCGTGACACATATACTACAACTCCTGGAACTGCTGCTGGAAATAGAATTGGTTTTGCAAGAGCAGCAGGTTATCAGTTTGTAGATGCAACTGATGGTGCTTTTGCTACGCAACCAGATAATTTATATCGAACATATATGTTTGATATTCAGATGTTCACTAGAATTCAGTTATCAACTAGTCAAAGTGTTGTTGCTGGTTCTCAAATTGTTGGTAAAACTTCTGGAACCAAAGGTTATATTGTTGATGCAATTTCATCAGCAAACCATATGGATGTTTATGAAATTGAAGGATCATTCCAACAGGGTGAAATGCTAACTGTTGATGGTCTTGATCTTGATACTATTGAGATTGTATATCCTTATAAACTATCCGATGCAAGGCAGATACTTGCTAGAGATGAAGGCAGTGCTGTTATTGAATTTACTGCAGATTTTGGACTCAAGGATGAGCAAACTATTCAAGGTACTACCTTTACATATGATGCAACTGGTTCTGCTGAAAAAATTACGGGTCTAAATTCTAATTTTGCCAGAGATCTTAGGGCAGGCGATAGAATCTTCTTTAGTGCTGATAAATTTGTTGATGTTGATAAAGTTGATCCTAGTAATCTAACATCAGGTAATCCTAGTACAATCTTTGATTTTGGTGAGCAAACAGTTAATGTAACACCTGGTGCAGGTAGTGCGGCACCTGATGCAGGAACATATAATGGTTTGATTAGAAAGAGAGCACAACTAGAGGCAATTGAGGAGGGAGATCTTCTGACTCCTATGCCCAAACCATATGTTGCTAGTATTTCTGACGAATCTTGTATTGTAAGAAGAACGTTTGATGCTAAGAGTGTTCAAGCGGGTGCTAGTGATTCTGTCTCCGAGACTCTTCCTGATAACCAGCAGTTCGAGAGTATCAGTAATGAAAATGTAACTTGTACAGTTCTTGCTGGAACTAATGGAACTTATCCTGTAGGTAGTAATGTTCCCATTTTGACAGGCATTTCTAATGCCGCTAATATTGGATACACTACTCTAAATGCTGAACAGAGTACAATTACAATTGCCAACCTGGCAAATATTACCAGTGTTAAGATTACTGCTTCTCTCTCTAAAAATGTTACCGAGAAGAAGACTAAGACACTTCAACAAATGTGGTGCCATAAAGTAGTCAGAACTGTCGAGAATAGAGATAAGCAACTCTATGGTCTTGCATATTCAAATATCTTTGGTACTAGAATTGAAGATGATGAGATCTCTCTTGGTGTAGTTGATGGATTTAAGATTCACGAAATCTACGAATCTGATGATGAAAATGATCCTGTAGTTCCTTCTGTTACTCTGGTTGAACCTGTCTTCTTTGCAACTGGTAGTATTGTAACTGGTGCTACTTCTAGTGCAACGGGTAGAGTTATTGATTTCAATTCTACCAATTTAAAACTAAGTATGGTCATCTTGAGTGGCACATTCCAAATTGGCGAAACTTTAACTGGTTTTGATAGTAACAACACAGCAATTAATGCTATTGTTGATGACTCGGCAACATCTGTTATTATTGGTTCTAAAGCAATCACAGATCGTTATGACATGTATAATGGTCAAACGAATTACATGTATAGAACAGCAACACTCAAAAGAAGAAAGGGAGTTGTTAAACCCATCAGAAAAGTGATGGTAGTCATGGACTACTTCACCCATGGTGCTGGTGGTGATTATTTTGCTGGTGGATCATATCAGAACATTGATTATTCAGACGTTCCATTCTATGAAGGTCTATACCTTTCAGATTATCTTGATTTCCGTCCTGGTATTCCCAATCTTTACAATTATGGTTCAGGTACACTTTTAGATCCTGCATTTATTACATGTTCTAGTCTAGACTTTAAGTCCAGAGTATTCCCAACATCAGGTTCTCCTTCTGCAACTCTTCTTGATATTCCTGAGGATAACTCTAACTTTAGATGTGATTTCTCCTGGTATATTGGTAGAATTGATAAGATCTTTATTGATCAAGATGGTGAATTTGAAGTCGTTAAAGGTCTTCCATCAGAAAATCCTGAGGAACCTGATGATCTAGAAACAGGTATGCTTCTAGCAACCCTGACATATGCACCTTATGGTTTCGATCCAGATGAAGATGTTGAGATTCAAGCATCTGATAATAAGCGTTTTACCATGCGTGATATTGGTGCGCTAGAGAAAAGACTCGATCAGGTTGAATATTACACTTCATTGAATATGTTGGAGTCTGATACTATTAGCACAGAAGTTTTGGATGCTGATGGTAAGAGTAGACTGAAAAATGGTTTCATCGTTGATGACTTTACAGATCATTCTAAATCTGATACTGACAATGAAGATTATAATGCTGCATTGGATTTTGAAGACGGCATTGCTCGTGCCTCACACTATACAACCAACTTCCCACTTGAGATCAATGATACTTTAAGTAGTAATGTTGACTATCAAGAAGAAGGTGATGATGATGATGTAAGACCTCTGGTAACTTTGCCATATGAAGAGGTAGTCATTGTCGATCAACCTTATGCATCTCGTGTTGAAAATGTTAATCCATTCAACGTCTTTGCGTTTATTGGTAACATTGTTTGTCTCCCTGCTTCTGATGACTGGGTATCTACTAGACGATTGCCTACAAGAGTTACCAGAATCGAAGGTAACTTCTTAGCAACTCGTAGGAGACTTCGCACAAATGCAAGAGGTTTTGCTCCTATTCAGTGGGGTTCTTGGAGAACTACATGGAGAGGAAGAAGAAATATTCGTAGAAGAAGATGGAACTCTGGTCAGCGTTCTGCTTGGGGTAGAGGACGTGCAACTCTAGAGAGGAGAACAGTAAGAGTAACCCGTCGTCAAGTTAGACGAGGCGTTAGAACTAGGGTTGTACCTAGAATTACACGTCGTAATATGGGTGATAGTGTTGTCTCACAAACGGCAATCTTCTGGATGAGGTCTAGAAATATTAGAATCACTGCAACTAGGATGAAACCTAGAACTAGATTCTATTGTTACTTCGGTAAGCACAATATTACAAAATACGTAACACCTAAAATTATTGAGGTTATTAAGAACCCAGCAACAGATAATAGAACTAATTCCACACCATTCCAACCTGGTGAAACAATTAGAGGTAGTAGGAGTAAGTGTCGCTTTAAGTGTCTTCCCCCTAATAATTGGTACAAATCAACTACTGGTGTTGCTTACAACCCATACGATGATGAACCACTGCCTTCATCATATTCTGCTAATACTAATGTTATCAACCATAACGTTGCTGCATTAGCACTGCGTGGCAGAAGAAATGGTCGTTATCGTGGTAACATGCAAGTTGGTGAAGTTCTGATTGGTATGACTTCAGGCGCACGCGCAGTTGTGCAACGTCGTAGACATATTACTGACAGATTTGGTAAGTATAGAGGCAACTTCTTTATTCCACCACCACGTAGAGATAACAA